GTCATCTTTTTACATGCACAGAAAAACATTTTAGGAGCTTGACAATGGAAAAATTAACAAACGAGCAAATGGCATGGGCTTTGGAGTGGTCGGCCATGCACTTAATCGAGCACGATACGCAAACGAAGGCAGCAGAAGAGCTTACGCATTGCGCAAAGCATTTTAGAATTGCAGCAGATAAAGAGAGAGCAGGCTCACACATAAAACAACATGAGTGTAGATATGAAGATTACACGATAATCGCAATCGATCTGAAAGAAGGAGGATGTAATAATGAGTTTAAATAACAGAAAGGGAAAATTTAAGATATACTTTGATAATTCAAAAGAAGGCTTTGCCAGTTGGTACGATGTTGCCCAGGCTATCACTGAGGGATGTGTAATAGTAATGGCCGAATCAGATGCAATATCCAACACAATAGAATATAGCGCTTACAGTTCGTATTTTGACGAGATTGGTTGCGCATGTGAGATACCAGAATACACAGCTGTAATTAAAACTAATGACAATGGTCATCCTGAGCTAGTCGAATTTCAGAGGCAGTAATAATGGGAGCACCTAGAAAGCCAACAGCATTGAAGCAAATCGAAGGCACAGACAAGCGCAATAAAACGCGCATGAATCCAGACGAGCCTACACCTGCACGCGGCATCGGGCCTAGCCATGACTCGCTTACAGAATACGAGCGAGAAATCTGGGATGAGGTTGTTGGTATTTCATACCGTGGCGTACTTGGTGAGGCTGACCGTATCGCCTTGGAAATGATGTGTCGATTAATTGCAGAGATGCGTTTAGACTTCACTGAAATGACGGCGGCAAAGATTACACAGCTTTCACAGCTACTAGGTCGATTTGGTATGACACCTAGTGACCGCACCAAGATTGTTATACCTAAAGAGCAAAACGTTAATCCGTTTGATGGGATGTAATTTAAAACCACTTAATACAAGGGGGCGCGATGACAAACAAGCATAAGGCACAGTTAGTTTTTGTTTCAATTCTTTTGGGGTATGCCTTGCATGGATTAATTGATGCGGTGTTTATCTAATTGAAAAACTACACAGAAATCTCAACGCAATACGCAAAGGATGTACTAGCTGGTGAAGTGCTGGCGGCTAAGTATATCCAGCTTGCGTGCGCCCAGTATATGGACGCATTGGAAGATCAATCAAAATACTACTACGACGAATCCAAAGCGCACAAAGCGTGCAAGTTCATCGAGGCTCAATTTCATACAAAAGGTAAGTGGGCCAGCAAGAAGAAGAACCTAATCCTTGAGCCTTGGCAGATATTCTTTATCTGTAATGTATTCGGCTGGTTATCCGTGGCCACTGGTTTTAGGCGTTATCGTGAAGTGCTTCTACTCGTTCCACGTAAGAACGGCAAGTCTGCACTGGCTGCGGCCATAGGACTGTACATGTTGTGTGCTGATGGAGAACACGGAGCAGAGGTTTACACAGGCGCAACCAGCGAGAAGCAAGCCAAAGAGGTGTTCGTACCAGCTCAAGCCATGGTGAGAATGAACGCGCCACTGAAAGAGCACTTTGAACTACAGAATAACGCCTCTAATATTTGCATCCTAAAGAACGGCTCAAAGATGGAGCCAATCATAGGGAACCCACCGGACGGCTCTAGCCCGTCTTGCGCTATTGTGGATGAGGTTCACGAGCACAAAGACTCTCGCCTGATAGACACAATGGTTACAGGTATGCTAGCCCGTGAGCAGCCGCTGATGCTGTATATAACTACTGCTGGCGACAATTTGGCTGGCCCTTGCTATCAATTGCAGCTTGAAGCACAGAAGGTGCTAGAGAAAGTACAGGAAAATGAGCAATTATTTTCACTTATCTACGGCATAGATAAAGAAGATGATTGGTCTACAGTCGAATCTGCTAAGAAAGCAAATCCAAATTTCGGCGTGTCAGTTAGCGAGGAGGCTATTTTAGCCAGGCTACAGGACGCAAAAAACAACGCACGCAAGCAATCCACATACAAAACCAAGCACTTAAACGTATGGGTTGGCTCTCGCGAGGCTTACTTTAACGTCGATAAGTGGAGAAACTGTGAGTCTGGTATCAACATCGATGACTATTTTGGCCACCGTGCTTTTATTGGATTGGACTTGGCAAGCCGTGTGGATATTGCGGCGCTTGAGTTGCTCATACCCGATGGCGATGATTACATAAGATTCGGCAAGTACTACCTTCCTGAATCCGCACTAGAAAACGGCAATGATATGTATAAAGCATGGGCGCAAGAAGGCTGGCTCACTATCACTGATGGCGAGATCATAGACTTCAACGAGATCAAGGCCGACATACTTGGAATGTGCAGTCACTTTGAGATAGCTGAGCTTGCCTATGACCCATTTCAAGCAACCATGCTTATAACTGAGCTAATGGAAGAAGGCGTTCCGGTTGTAGAGATGCGCCCAACTGTGTTAAACTTCTCTGAGCCGATGAAAATACTTGACTCAGTTATCCGTGCCGGAAAGATTCAGCACAACGGCGACCCAGTTATGACTTGGATGATCTCAAATACAGTAGCCAAAGCGGATGCTAAAGACAATGTTTATCCAAGAAAAGAACGAGATGAAAACAAAATTGATGGAGTCGTCGCTTTGATTATGGCACTAGGTAGAGCACAGCAAGAAGCTGAAACAGTGGTAGACTTTGACGACCTTCTAACGGTGGATATTTAATGGGCTGGATCAGCAACTTCTTTGGGCGTGGCGGCGATACTATCACCAACGGTACACAAAGCCCACTACCAAGCAAAGCTACCGAGGTTAAAGACTTCGACACGGCTATGACACAAAGTGCATTCTGGGCTTGTGTTCGCTTACTCACTGAAACCGTTTCAGCTATGCCGCTTGTTTGTTATGAGCGCGACATTGAAACAGGTGTAAAGCGTGCCACGGCTAATAACGACCTATGGCGCTTACTCAACTATCAACCTAACCGATACCAAACCAGAACCGAGTTCTTTGAAAGCATGATGCTCAATCTAACCGTGTGGGGCAATGCTTACATGGTTATCGAGCGCACACGAGGTGGTGCCGGACGCATTATATCTATTCAGGTATATCCATCAGCACAAATGGAGACTGAATTACTGCGAGATGGTTCAGTTATTTACAAATACACCACGCCAGATGGTAATGTTAACGTGTTTTCAGAGCAATCTGTCTGGCATGTTCGCCTATTTGGCAATGGTATTGTAGGCCTTTCGCCACTTGGATACGCTGGAAACGCACTAGGACTAAGCAAAAATTTAGGCGATAGACAGAATAAACTAGCATCAAACGGCGGCAAAACTAACGGAATCCTAACAATTGACAAGGCATTAAAACCAGAACAGAAAGAAGCTATCCGAAAAAGCTTCAAAGGATTGCAGGAAGGCAACAACGACCAACTTTTTGTGCTAGAAGCTGGGTTTAACTATCAGCAAGCAAGTCTATCACCAACTGATCAGCAACTTTTAGAAAGCCGCAAATTCAGCATCGAAGACATCGCACGATTCATGGGTGTGCCGTCTGTTCTGATCAACGACACAGCAGCCTCAACAACATGGGGAAGCGGTATTGAACAAATCAACCAAGGTTTCTATAAACTAAACCTTAAACCGTACCTAGAGCGCATTGAGTCGAGTATCAAACGCCACTTGATGGACCGCAAAGACTGGGAAACGGTAGACATCGAATTTAATTTTGACTCACTACTACGCGCAGACAAAACGACACGACTAGATGCGCAGAGCAAAGCAGTGAATGCTGGTATAATGACACCTAACGAAGCTCGTGCAGAAGAAGGCCTTAAGCCTGAGCAGGGCGGCGACAAGATTTACCTGAACGGATCATTAGTGCCAGCAGGTACACAACCAAAACAAACACAGGCAATTAATAATGGAACATAAGCAACTCGACCTCGCTCAATGTGAGGTAAAAATGGGCGCGGAAGGTACGCTAAAGTTTAGCGGGTATGCTTCTGTATTTAATGGCTTGGATTCGTACGGCGATTCGATCATGCCAGGTGCTTACAAGGCCACAATCACAGACCGTGACCGCCCAATTCAGTTACGCTGGAATCATTCAGGCCCTGTTATCGGTAAATTCACCGAGATTTACGAAGACGAAAAAGGTCTTTTTGTATCCGGCGAGCTAACGAAAGGACATTCAGTTGCAGAAGATACCGCGGCATTGCTTCGTCATGGAGCTATTAGCGGCCTATCTATCGGCTATGCAGTTAAGGATTCAGAACAAAATGGTGTTGTGCGAGTGCTGAAAGATATTGAACTTTTTGAAATCTCTGTTGTAGAGACACCAGCTGACAACAACGCACACATTGAAAGCGTTAAGAGCGCAAAAAAATTGAGCGACGTAGAAAAGTTTCTACGCTCTAAAGGACTTTCACAGTCTGAGGCTACGGCGACCGTGGCAGCAGTCAAAAACATTCACGGAGAGCGTGAAGAAGATGAAAGCAAAGCAGTACTTGAACTATTAAAAACCTTTAAATTTTAGGATGGATATTATGCTAGATGAAGTTAAAAACGCTCTCTCTGAGATGCAAAAAAACGTAGAGTTAAAAATGGAAGCGGTCGAACAGGCTGTTGAAAAGAAAGGCACCGAGTCTGACGCTGAATACAAAGCTAAAATCGGCGAGCTAGACACTGCCATTAAAGCGCTGAATGATGAAATCGTGGCAATTGCACAGAAACAGGCTGTTGCGCCTGAAATCATCGAGAAGAAAACCTTTGGCCAGTCCGTAATGGAATCGGACGCTATTAAGTCATTTATTGGCGGTGAAACAAACAAAGCTCGCGTAGAGATTAAGAACACTATTCTTAATAGCGGCAACGCTACAAGTGTTCACGATCAATTGGCTGGCGCTGTTGGCGGTGCATTCCGTCAATTAACTGTTATGCCTACCGTAATGCAGGGCAGCACTAACTCTAATTCAATCTTTTACTCGAAAGAGTCAAGCTGGGTTAATGGTGCGGCGTCTCAGGTTGAAGGCAACGCAAAAGCAGAAAGCACACTTACTTTTGAAGAAGTAAATACTCCTGTGCGCACAATTGCCCACCTGATTAAAGTATCTAAGCAAGCATTAGATGATTCAACTTTTCTTGCTTCTTACATTGAGCGTCGTCTACGCCACGGTGTGAACAACAAAGTTGAATCTCAGATCATTAATGGCGATGGCACTGGTACCAACCTTAGCGGCTGGTTGGCAACTGGTAACAACACTGTTATTAGCCCGCTTCTAACTGTTGATTTCTTCGGTTTAGCGAACAAGCTAAAAATGGCGGTTATTGCTAACGATTACGAGCCTAGCTACTTCTATGCAAATCCTGCTGACTGGGGAACTGCTGAAACAGCTCGTCGCGCTTCTGGCGATAATGCTTTTGTTGCGGCTTCTGGTGCTGTTAGCTACGTTAACAACGGTTTAACTCCATTACTATGGGGCTTGCCTGTTGTTCTTTCTAATAACGTACCAGAAGGCACGTTGATCTGTAAGTCTGCTGATGCAGACATGTACGCAAGCCGTGACGGTACAGTCGTAGAAATGTTCGAGCAAGACGGCGACAATGTTCAGAAAAACCTTGTTACCGTTCGTGCCGAGACTCGTGGTGCAGAGCTTGTATTTACTGCTGCAGCTATCTGTACTGGTGACATCACTGCAATTACAGCACCAGCGTAATTGATACCGGGGCGGCTTACATAGCGCCCCTTTATTTAAGGACTGATTATGTACATAGCAACAAAAGACTTTAAATCGTACAAGCTTGGCCTTAAAAAGAAAGGCGAAGCGGTAGAATTCAATCAGTTTTGGCTAGATGCTGGTCTAATTGCAGAAGGCAAGCCAGAACCAAAAGCGAAAATTGAAACAAAACCAGAACCAAAGAAAAAGAAAGAGACTAAATGAAAACAGTTATAGTCACGCCTCCAGTTACAGAGCCGGTTTCATTAAGTGAAGCCAAGGCACAACTACGTATTGAAGATGCGTTTACATTGGATGACGACTATATTAGTGCTTTGATTAGCGCGGCCCGTGATCGCTGCGAGAGTTATTGCAACCAGTTTTTCACACAGCAATCCCTTGAGATTGTTTTTGAAACAAAAGCAGATGGTACAGTTGATTTGCCATACCCTGGATTGACAGTAAATAATATCATTTATGTCAATCAGGATAATATCCCAACCATAATTGATCCGTCTGATTATGTTTATAGCACTATCGGACAAAAACTTGAGTTTTTAAGTAGTTTTGACTCAAAAGGCTGGCTTATGCAGGTAGATACAACCGCGCCTGCTTCCATCTATGGCGTGCAAATGGCTATCAAGATGATTGTAACCGACTTATACGAGCTTAGAACGGAAACGGCTGTTGGCGTATCACTATCTGATAACCCTGCTGTTAAAGCGCTTCTGTATCCTTACAGATTGAGTTTAGGCGTATGACGTACCGCACTGGCGAGCTAGATCAGCGCATCACGTTTCAAGAGCGCGTCAATACACCTGATGGAATGGGTGGAAGTAGCTTTGAATGGGTAAATATAGCCGCACTTTCGTCTGTATGGGCGCACGCTAGAGTTAAAAGCGGTCGTGAAGTGACAGAGTTTGACCGTGTAAACGCTGAGGCTAGCTATTTGTTTGTTGTTCGCAACCGTCCAGATATAAAACCAGAATATCGAATAGTTTGGGATGGGGAAGTATTTAATATTAAGCACCCAGCAAAACCGAAGAAAAGAGCTTTGTACCTTGAAATCGAAGGTGAAAGAGGCGTCGCTCAATGAGGAGTCTTGAGGTTATCGGCCTAGAAGACATCCAAAAAGTGCTCGAGCAGCTAATGCCAAAGCACGCGCGCAACCTATCGCGTGCATTAGTGCATAGCCTAGCCTCGACAACAGCGAAAGAAGCAAAGCAAAAGGTGCCGGTTGATAAAGGCACATTGAAAAAAGCAATCAAAGCCAAGCGTAAGCGAGGAACACCGGACAAGCCTGTAAGTGACGTGATAGTAGAGCAAGGCAAGAACGCAAAAGCGGACGGCTTCTATTGGCATATGGTAGAATACGGAACAGGCGGGCCAGTACCGCAGCCAGAGCAGCCATTCTTGAGGCCAGCTAGGGATTATGTGCAAGCAAACATGCCCGACATAGTAGAAGACCAATTTACAAAAAAACTAGCTGCGGCAGTTAAGCGCGAACAGAAAAAGGCGGCTAAAAAATGAGTCAGTTTGAAACGGTAGTTCAGCAGGAAATATACGCAGCTTTAACGAATGGCGTAGACGGTTTAAACGTCTCTGTTTATGACTCAGTTCCGCAGGTAAATAGCGGTTCTTATACTGCATTCCCCTATGTTACAATTGGGGAAGATATTGTGACGGATATGAGCACGGATACCGAGCTTATTAATCTTGTCAGTATAACAATACACACATGGTCGAGATATTCAGGCCGCAGTGAAGTGAAAGAGATTCAGGGCCAGATATACAGCCTATTGAATCGAAGACGAATTGAAAACGCAAGCTATAAGTTTGTGAATATTAATCAAGTGACCTCGCAGTCACAGCTAGAATCTGACGGCGAAACTCGCCACGGGATACAAACCTTTAACTTGATAATCGAGGAATTATAACCATGGCCGCAGCATCGCGCGACATAATCGTAAACAAAGGTGCCACGCGAATCGCTGGCATTACTTCCAAGTCAATCGCCATCGGTAAAGAGGCAATTGATATCACAACTGATGAAGACAATGGTTATCGTACATTATTAGACGTCGCCGGCACCAAGACACTAGATATTAGTTTCTCTGGTGTGCTAAAGGATAGTGTTATTCTTAACATTGCAGGCGCAGAAGTATCACAGCTTTTAACCGACATTGATTTAGAGCTTGCACCTATCGCAGGCGAAACAACTGGCGCGACTTTCTCAGGTGATTTTTGGCTTAACGGATACACTGTGAACGGCGGCGGTTCTGACGGTGCAATCGAATTTGACGGCACCCTGCAATCAAGCGGCGCTTGGACTTTCACCCCTGGCGCGTAATTTAACTAAGGAGCACATATGGCTGTTTTTGAAGACGTAACTTTTGGCTTTAAGGGAACCGAGTACAAGGTTCCCGCCAATAAAATCATGCGCTTAATTGCGAATGTAGAAGATATTGTTTCAATGCAAGACTTGACGAGCGGCAAAGGGCCAAAGCTATCTAAGCTAGCAGAAGCCTATGCAGCTTGCCTGAATTACGCAGGCGCAAAGGTAGAGATTGAACAGGTTTACGAGACAATGTTCGGAGAGAACGGCGGCTCAAATATCACTGAGTCGGTTTCATCTTTGCTTATGCTAATGCTCCCACCTTCAAGCTATCATCCGCCTGAAAGTGAAGAAGCGGGAAAGGATCAAGCGGCGGAATAGTAAAAAACCTTTACATAACCGCCATTAACAGCTTTGGATTAGCCCCTAGTGAATTCTGGGGGCTTCATCCACAAGAATTTTGGTGGATTGCAGAAGCAAAAGCGCCACATGCTTTCCAAGAGCCGCAAAAAACACGTTTATTAAGACTACTAGAGAAGGGCTGGAATGGCTGATTCAGATATTTTTGTAAGGTTTGGAGCAGACATTGAGCCACTCAAAAAGGGTGCAAAACAAGCATCCAATGCACTAGCTGACGTTGGCGAAAAGTCACGTCAAACCGCTAACCTGATGGGTAAAATGGCCGTTGCAGCAGCCGCAGCAGGGGCCGCCATTGGTGTTAAATTTGTCAAAGATTCCCTCGGTGCAATTGACGCACAAGCCAAGCTTGCAAAACAGCTTGGCACTTCCAGCTCATCCCTTGCAACACTAAACCGCGCAGCAGATATGTCTGGAATCTCTATGAAAAATATAGAGATGGGCGCTAAGAATTTAGAGGTTGCACTAGGCGAGGCTGCCCAAGGCACCGGCATTGCAGTAGACACACTTGAGCGGTTGAACCTTACTGCTCAAGATCTTCAAGGCTTAACGCTTGACGAAAAAATCCTAAAGGTAAACAAAGCCCTTAAAGAAAATATCCCCGCAGCAGAACGCGCAGCAGCAGCCAGCGATCTATTTGGCAAGCGTGCTGGTTTCGCAATAATGCAGCTAGACCCGTCAACCATTGCAGAAGCCACTAGGCAAGTGCAAGGAATGGGCTTAGCTATATCTGATTTTGATGCAGCTAAGATAGAAGCGGCAAACGATGCCATGGCTACAGTTGGACTTGCTGTAGAAGGTGTATCACAACAGTTTACGGTAGCACTTGCACCAATCCTTGAAGACATAGCTTTGCGCTTCCAAGAGGCTGCCATCGAATCAGGCGGGTTTAAGACTCAGGCTATTGAGGCTGTTAATGGTGTGGCCGCGGCGGTTGGTTTCCTTGGCAATGCCTTTAGAGGCATTGAGGTTGCAATAGCTGCGCTGGATGTTGGCTTTCAAACCCTAAAAACCGGCGCGTTGGGAATTGGCGCTATATTCTCTGATAGCATGGCCCAAGCTGCTGACGAAGCAACGGCTTCTATGGCCACGTCTATCGCTGAAATGAATGCACTTCTAATGGAGCCGCTACCAAGTGAAACCATAGAGGCGTACATATCCAGTTTTACCGACCCTGCAATACTTGAGGCTAAGCAAGCTCAAGTCAATCAGTTCAAGGCTATTGACGAGCAAGACGCAATGGAGCGCATTGCACGCGAAGAACAAACCCAGAGCGCCATGGCACAGATTAGGCAAGCATGGGGCAAACAGCAAACAAGTGCTGTGTCTCAAATGTTTGGCGACCTTGCTACACTAATGCAAAGCGGAAGCAAAAAGCAATTTGAAATAGGCAAAGCTGCGGCTCGTGCTCAAACAGTTATGAGTACTTATGAAGGCGCGCAAAAAGCATACACGGCATTGGCTGGAATCCCAATAGTTGGCCCAGGCTTAGGTGCTGCTGCTGCGGCCGCGGCAATAGCTGCGGGTGGCATTAGATTGCAGGCGATTAACAGCACAAGTTTTGGCGGTGGCGGTTCTGTTAGCGCAGGTGGTGCAGGTGGTGCGGTATCTGCTGACTCGGGTGGTCAAGCTCAAGCACAGGCTCCTGCCCAAGATAGAACAATCAGAATTGAAGGCTTCGACAGTGGCCAGCTATTTACAGGTGATCAATTGAACTCATTGGCCGAAAAACTGGTAGAATACCAAGATGACGGTTTTAGGTTGGTGGTATAAATGGCAACAATAATTAGTTCAAACTTCTATTTAACTAACACGCAAATGGAAGACAACGCGGGCCTTATTGGGTATCAAAACCTTGTAACACCTAGCACTATTTCAGCGACAAGCCAGATAAGCACGAACCCTATTACTAATGCGGCCAATCCTGCTACGGCGTGGGGCTGGATTGCAGGTGATCAGCCAGCCTCTGCTGATTCGATTGCGTACACTGGCACTAACTTGATGCCTAGTCCGTTTGACCCTGAGGGGTGGCTAAAAAATGCAAATGGAACGATAACCAACACAACTTCATTGAATCCAAGCGGCTCGCCTTTTGTGGGGTTGGCGGAGGCTAATGCATCTGCAAATTTTATTTTAAACCAAGCTGACGAGGTTAGCGTAGATGCTGGTGATAGCGTTTATTTCAGTATAATTATAAAGGAGATAACGCCATTATCAGAAATAGAGATACAAATAAAAGACAATAATTCAATAAATGCAGATGAATTTATTAGATTCTCGTCCGATGGCTCTGTGTCTTTTGCTAATCCAGATCTTTCTTATATGGTTACAAATCTTTCAGATGGTTATATTTTAATACAGGTTGAATATGCAAATCTGGCAGCGTCCACAGGGATGGATTCGCTTGTATTTTTGAGGGCACCAACAACCGGCGATCAACTCTACGTCCAAGCCGCCTATTTCGGTAAAGCAGACGACTACCCAGCTGTGATAGCCACGCAAGGCGTAATCAAAGACCAAACAATCACAATCAACACAGCTAGGCAAGAAGTCGACTACATTGGCATTGCCAAGCACAACCTAAACCAGATAGGCTTAACCGTTACGATAAAATACAATGGAATCACCGTGGTGCCCGCTCAATCGGTATCGGATAAACAGGCGCTATTGTTTCTTAATAATATCGCCTCTCCTGATACGGTTGAGATTATTATTAGCGGTGCAACAAGTCCGCCACGGATAGCGGTTTTATATGTCGGCAAGGCTTTGCGATTACAGCGAAACATTTATGTTGGCCATACGCCTATCAGCTACGGACGCAAACGCACTGCAATAAATGGCGTATCTGAAAACGGCCAGTACCTAGGCGAGATCGTCGTTCGTGAAATGAACATGACAAGCGTGAACCTGCAAAACCTAACTCCGGACTGGTATCGACAAAACCTCGATCCGTTCTTTGCACTAAGCCCGCGAGTACCTTGTTTCTGGGCATGGCGCCCAAGTAAATATGAAGACGAAGTTGGCTACTGCTGGGTTGAAGGTGATCCGCAAATGAGCAACCAAAGAAGCAACGGCATGGTAGAATGTAGCTGGAATTTTAAGGGGATTGTTTAATGCCAGAACGCATTCAGATTGTAGAATTAGACCTAGACCGGTGCTCGCTTACTTATGGCGAGGCGCCTTGTACCGCTTCTGTGCCAACCACTGGCGAACAGAAGTGCTTCAATTGTCTAGCTTCATGCCAAGACCGCACGAATTACGCCAGTGAGACCGTGACTGTTCGTTACAGTTCGGCCACTGGTAATATGATGCCACAAGAAATCGAGCTTATACCGAACCTTGAGTCTGTCGGACAGCGCCCCGCCAAGCTTGAGTTAGGCGAATCAATCGGCATACGTGCGAATATTGACCTTAGTTTTAGCGACAGCAGAAGCCCCGACACCGGCCCTGATGGTGATTATTATCTAGCAGAACGCAATTATGACCCTTACAAGCAAGGCTCATACTGGGGAAAATTCCGTGCTCGCTATCCATACTTAAAAGGTTCTGATATTCGCCTATTGCAAGGCACGACTGACCAGACGCTTGAGCAAATGGAAGTTCGTCATTTTATTGTCGATAAAGTGGCAGGGCCAGACAGTGGCGGCAGATTTGTAATTCAATGCAAAGATGCGCTACAGCTAGCCAATGGTAAGCAGGCACAGGCACCTCGTATTAGTAATGGCTTGCTCGCGATAGACATAACAAGTGGGGCTACCAGTGTTACACTTTTGCCTAATGGCATTGGTGCTGAGTACCCAGCGAGCGGCACTGCTCAGATAGGCGGAAAAGAGGTTGTCACATTCACTCGATCAGGTGACACATTTACCATCACCAGGGCACAAAACAACACGGAAGCCGTTGACCATAAGCAAGATGACCGCTTTCAATTATGCCTTGTATATGCTGGGCAGCGAAGTGTAAATATAATTCAGGACTTGCTTGAGAATTACGCCAATGTACCAACCAGCTACATACCTTTTGGCGACTGGACAAGCGAGTGGCAGAACTACATTGACCGCCTATATAGTGCGGTTATAGCTGAGCCTACACCTGTAGACGACCTAATCAACGAACTACTACAGCAGACAGCCTCTACGCTTTGGTGGGACGACTCTACACGACTACTACGCTTCAGGGTGTTGCGTGAAGTATCGAGCACAGCAGCTCTTTACAATGACGACCTGATAAAAGCTGGCACATTTAGTGTTAAAGACCAGCCTGAAAAGCGTGTGTCTCAGGTGTGGACGTATTACGGCCAGTTAAACCCGCTTGAAAAGCTAGATGAAACAAGCAACTACACTAACTCACTCGCTACGGTAGCTAGCGAGTCTGAGTCTGATTACGGCTCGCCATCAATTAAACGCATATACAGTCGATGGATAGCAAGCAACTCACGAGATGCAGCAAGTCGATTAAATGACTTAATACTGAGCAGATACACTACGCCACCTAGATTATTTACATGGGGATTGCAGCGCTCTGACTTGCTTATTCAGCCATCTCTGGGGGGAGGGTATCGTTTAGAAAACAGAAGTGTTCAATCGTTTGACGGCTCAACAGATGTGCGTCCAATTCAAGTTATTCAGGTTAAAACAACCGAATCAGGTCATAGTGTATTAGCCGAGGAAGTACTTTACAATCAAACGATTGCACCTGTTGATCCAACTACTAAACCGGTCTATGTTGATACGGATGAGATTAATTACAACTTATACGAAGCCACTACTGCGCAATACGAAGTAAATACCGGCGACACGATAAACTGCGAGGTTGCCCAAGGCATTATTATTGGCAGCTCATCCGTATCACTACCAGCATTCACAACTGGCAGCGGTTGGCCTGCTGGGGTTACGATTAATATTATTAATCGGGGGACGATTGTGGGGCGCGGTGGGGATGGCGGAAGAGGCGGGGCCGTGCAAAGAGCTGGTGAGGTGATTAGGTTAGCAGGTAACGGTTTTTCAGGTGGCGATTGTCTTGATTTTACTGTAGACGCAAACATTACAAATGAAGGTATTATAGGAGGCGGCGGTGGGGGTGGCGCTGGAAGTATTGGCGACATAGAATCTAAAACAATAACAGGTGTTGGAACTATAGTCATAGGTCTTTCTGGAAATGGTGGAGGAGCAGGCGCTGGTACTATACCGTCTAGCGGTGGGCAGAGTGGTGAAGTGATAGGGCTGTTTACAGTATCTGAGAATGGTAATAGCGGACTAGGATCAAGCTTGACCATTGGTGGGCAAGGCGGTGCAGCAAAAGCATTCACTTCTTCTGGTATGACCGTTTCATCAGCAAAAGCAGGAAACGGCGGTTCATTAGGCCAGCCAGGCTCTAGCCCTGCATCGGGCGGCGGTGCAGCAGTAGGCGGCACAGCAGGTGCAGCAATAAATAAAAACGGCAATACCGTGACCATTACAAACAATGGTACAATTGCAGGCAATATAAACGCATAGGTGATTTAAATGGCTTTATCAGCATGGCAAGCAACAATAGTTAATGAGTCTGGGGATGTTATTCCATCGGCTCAGATTCAGGTAATAGACGACGCTACAGGCTTGAATGCGGATATTTTCGCTAATTCAGGTGGTACGCCAGCAGCTAACCCGTTTACGGCAACCGCAGGCGGGTTTGCACAATTCTATGCTAACGCTGGCACCTATCGAGTAATTGCAAGTGATAGCGGAACTGGCTTCTCTGAAACGTGGGAAGATCAAAGACTAGGCGATGCACAGGCTAGGGATACCGGTACGGGCGCGGATCAGGTGCCTACTAATGGAGACTTACCAACGTTTGGCACAGCTGCGACTAAAGACACAGGCACTGATTCTGGGCAAGTTCCAACTGCTGACGACCTTGGCGTAGTAGGGAAGACAAACTATCATAGCGGGAACTTAAATGTTGTCGAATTTGGCGGGGTTGCTGCTGGGCAAGACTTAATAATTGGTTTCGCTAATTCTTCTACGTCTGCGCGGTTTTACGCTCCAATTTTTTCTAATACCGCACCAACCGGTATTACTACCGTAGGTACTTTTGCCGCCTTAATAATGACTTCTTATGCCGCTGCGGGATCAGGTGTTGCGCCCACGGTGCTGCTGGGTTCATCTAGCAATAGAATGATTTCATTTCAAATATCAGGATTAACAGGGCTATCACCTGGTGATCCTGTAATGCTTAGATCTGAATCAGCTTCTTCAAAAATAACAGTGAACTTCTAGTGTCCATCCTACTTCGCATTCTAGAATGGACAGCCATTGCGCTGTTTGTTCTGTTTGCGGTGTGCGCTTGTGCTTGCTGGATGATTGGAGCTAAGACAGAACAGCTACGGCGAGCGCTACAAGGCCGGAAGAAAGCAGGCCGCCGACCCAGAAAACGCCCTTCCAATAAACCTTGGTATTAGATGAATGCATTTCTAGCGCTCGAATTCTTGGTTCTGTATTTGTAACAAATGACTGTATGGTTGTGGCTATATGCTGCGTACTGGCTGTGCTTTTTGAGACTTCTGCTATTAAATTCTTGATATCCCTATTAATCGGTTCTATATGCTCTTTTAATTGCGTGTGTGTCACGTGTTCGCCAGCCATTGGTTTGCCTTAGAGAATGGTGTATATTGTACTAGTGATTATAACTTAAACAATACGGCAATGGTACGGGTGTGACATGGGCGACATAAGCAAAAACTTCAATAGGAGTGAGTTTGAATGCAAGTGCGAAGACTGCGGCCTAGATACGGTGGACGCTGAATTACTGGTTGCATTGCAAGATATACGCGATAAATTTGGGCCGTTAGAAATAAAAAGCGGCCACAGGTGCGAAGACCATAATAAGGCAATAGGCGGAAAACCAAGTAGTTACCACTTACATGGGCGAGCTGCTGACTTCCAACCACTAAAAGCTGATATAATCGAAGTGGCAAATTATATCGAATCACTAGACTGGCAGCATGGGCTAGGGGTTTATGACTCATTCATTCACTTAGACACAAGATCATATAAAGCCCGCTGGAGGGGTTAATTATGGAATACATCGAACTAGCATTACAAATCGTGGGCGGCGCATCGCTTATCGTGGCCGGACTGACTAAAATCGCGGGAATTACAGCAACGACCAAAGACGATGCCATCGTCGGCACTATCAGCAAATACCTGAGTTATGCTGTTATTGTGCTTGAGAAACTGGCACTTAATCCGAAGAAATGAACACCCTAGCCCGCTTAATACTTGAACTGCTCTCGATATGGGAGCGGTACAAGGCTGATCAGAAAAGGATAAAACGAGATGCAGTTATCAAAAAGGCTCGCAATAATCCCGCTGGTGCTTTTAATGATCACTTTGGCGGGCTGCCTGACGATGCCACAAAAGCCGATCAAACCGATAAAGCCGAACATTAGGGCCGACTACCAAATAGAAAACGTCTGCTTTTCAAAGGCAGACGCTTCAAGCTTGTTCCAATACATCATTGAACTAGAATCTGGCTACGAGTGAGACGCCCACACCCTCAGTGACTTCCCTTCCAACGCTTTTGCTAATCTTGGTGTAATACATGTTATACGATGCCTTTACGCTGATATCGCTGCTTAGGCGGTATTTAAAGCCGTATGTCTCGCCACTTCCTGTGTCCGCCTTTGGCACGCCGCCCACAACCTCTTTGTATTCACTATAAGCGTAGCCAGCGAACACGCTGAGGTTTTGAGTGATGTCGACTTCTTGGGCAAATGAGAATGTGAAGAAGTTCTTTAGTTCAACCGGCAACTGCCATGGACCACGACTGTCGCGCTTGTCTGATTCGCCTGTAATGATGCCGAAAGACTGGCCATTATCTGTGACGTAGTTCACGCCAGCTTGATACAGGGTTAATGGAAAATCCGCCTTCTCGCCCCATGTGTAATACAGGTCAGTTACACGAACCTCTGCCTCGAAATCAGCATGAGATAGGCTTGAGATAAGTAATAGTGAGATAAGTAGTGTTTTCATTTTGTTACGCTCCGTGTGTTTGTGTAACTAAATATACACTACACAAGAGCGATAACAAATTAATCTTTCGATAGGTTTTGCGGGTTATTTATCGGCTAGGGCGATTAATACTAGGCACTCGCAGATTGCGCGGAGTGGGTTGTCATGTGGATAAGATACACTCAAATGTTTGTCACCAATAGAACAAGACGCAACTATATCTGCTTTATAGCAATTAATATCAATTTGATTCTTTATAGCCATCGGCATCGTTAGGTTGTAGTCTTCTAAGTAGTTTAGCTTACCGCTTGTGTAAGCCTTTCTTAAGTCATTGTCCTTTTGCCAGTCTTTACCGAAAACTATTGATACCATTTTTAGGTTTAATTGTGTGCCACTTAGCGCGCTTACTTGTTCTGGTGTCATTTGTTTACTCCTATCAATGTCTCGCCTTCTTTTGGCTCGTATGGCTTTAGACTTCCGTCCTCGTTAAATCGTTCGGCTGGCGTGCTTATCACAGCCTGTGATTGCATATCAAAGACACTTTTTATGCCTGCAATCTGTGCCTCCTTAATCCATGATGGCAAGCCGCTTGCCATTATTTCTGCCGCAGCTTTGAAATAAGCACTAGACGCACGCGCAAGCACGATGTTTAATGCCTTCTTTTTGCCTTCTATCGACATAATAATCTCTCCAACTCTTCACGCGTCATCTTCACGCCGTTAATGTAATATGCCCAGGTGCCGTTTATGCGGGTGGCTTTCATTATCCAAACCTATTAAAAGTAACTGTTTTGCCATAATCATTAGACGGCAATGCGATGTTTTCACGAGTCGTGCGCGCTTTTGGCTTCTCTCGCAACTGGGCAGACATAAACGCCGCCTTCAAGTCTGTGTCATTACCTGGCGTTTGCATAATCACTCGCCCGGTGCCAACTAAGCCAAAACCTGCAAGCTCTTTGCCGCAATGGATAACTTGTACTGTATAGCTAGGCTCAGTTAATCCGTGTTCTGCCTGTAGCGTTTGTGAGAAGTCGCTCAGGTGCATT